CCCTTTTAACTACATAACTATTAATTAAATTAAAGTTGTATCTACGACTATTAAAAACGTTAGGATATCTTAATTCTTCACTAGCGGCAAAACAAGTAAATAAACTCTCATCACCCCTTTTTAACTCTCTTTTATTAGTTTTATCATTCATAACAGCCCAGGCTTTACAAACTGAACTACCTGGACACGTCAACCCGGCTGGCAAGCTTATAATTCCTGTAGTTTTTGGTAATTTTTTATTACCTTTTGAGATTTTTAAAATATTCATTAATCATCACCCCTTTTAATATTCTTTTTTAATTCATTAAATTTTTTACTCTCACTAGGTGTTAAACCTGCAAAGTAATTTAAAAGATTATCATCATAATCTTTAAAAAGTTTTTTAAGTCTTTTATTCATAGTTTTAATTAATAAAATAAATTTTTAATTGAAAGTAAAAAAATACTTTCATTAAAGGGTGTATAAACACCCCTTAAAGCAAGTATTATTTTTTATTTAGTCCATATGGTCGTATTCTTTTATTCTTCCATCCCATCCATCGATTAAACCGTGATACTTCATATAGCAATATTCCTTACCTATATCTTTTTTAAATTGATGATCATCACCCCAGGTATTTCGCTTTAATCTAAATTCTCTGCCGTGTGTCTCAATAGGTATTACTTTTTTATCTATAACCCTAACTAATGGACATTCATAACCTTTCTGGAATCCCCATGTCTTACTATATTCAGTATTTAATCTTTGACTAGGTATTTCTTTAAACCAAACATAGTGATCACTTAATCTGGTAACAACATAAAAAGAATTTCTTGTTGTATTCCATCCCCAGTGCATATGACATATACACCCCTTATAAAACTTAAAAGGTGTTTCTTCATTCATAGGAACTGTTTTAAGTTCGTTAATGAGTTTTGACTCATTAATAATTGCTTCATTCATTTTTTTAATTAATTAAAGTGTGAAAATAAAACTATTTAATAAAAATAGTTTTTTAAAACTATCTAAAATTAATTAGATAGCTTTAAGAAAATATTTTTAATAATATTGTGTATATTCGGCTTGTCTTCTTAATCTTCCTTTTTTATGTGTTCTATTATATTCTTTTGCATAGTCTCTCGCTTCATTTTCAGTTTTAAAAGTAGCTAGTTTATATTTTCTAGCTCTTGAGTCTGGTTCTAATCCATTTAATGAACTGTCTAGCTCATTAATAACACTAGGATTATATTTAAACCAATTTCTAACAAATACTGTATACATAGTTTTAAATTAATAAAGTGAATAAAAAAAACTAACTCAATTAAGAGTTAGTTAAACATAAAACTTTTCTATTCTCATAAAATAGAATTGTTTTTCTTAAAATCTTTTCTTGATCTCTTAATGCTTTGATTAATAGCTCTTGCTCTTTAATCTTAGAATGTAAAAGATTAATTTCATTTTTCATGAGTTTAATTGAATAAAATTGTATAAGGATATATTTAATTATATACCCTTATTTTGTTTTTGGCTAGATTTCATTAATCAATGTTTGAACTTGATTAACTCGACTTTCTAACCTTGTCTTCAATGTGTTCGTAATTGTTAACCCCTGCCAAAATAGGATTAAAAAACAACTTAGAAAAATAATTGATCTTGTCATGATTTAATTAATTTAGTGTGATTTAGTTTTAGTTGAGCTGTGAGAGTATTTAAGCTGAAATAGATGTTAACTAGTCTAAACTTAGTTAACACCTGTCTCAATAGCTTAGAGAGTACTCTAGTTAGATTCTAGGTAATGTCACATAGTCTCTAGTTATAGAATGTTTAAAGAATAATTCTTTATTAGTTCCATACATAAACATGTAATGATTTATATCTCTTGAAACTTTGTTATCTGTTTTGAGTGCTATTTTAAAAGCTAGATCTACATCAAAAAGTGTAGGTACAAATTTTGTTTCCATGAGAAATTGATAAAATAAATTGTCTAGATGCTAGATAAGTTTATTTCTTATCTATATTATTATTATACCATAAAATATAAAAGTATACATCTAAATACAACAATATAGCAATATCTTTACAAACTGAAACAATATAGGGGGTACTGTAGCAAATGCTACATAAATATTTACATACGCGGGGAACTTAAATATATTCTACAAATGTTTATTGCTTTGGTTCTATGCGAATTGCAAGTTCTGGAGCCTGAATATTTACTGTTTCTACGGATTCACCAACTACTTTACCTAGGCTGTCTAGTATTTGTGCTGCTGTTTGAAGCTGACCTTTTGATACTGCTTTGTTGAATAAACGCATACGCATAGCTTGTAAGCGTGGAATCATTTTTTCTCTTTCTTTCAACCAATCTTGATCATTCCATTCTTTAACTTTATTCCAATCAGCCCAACCTGTTGTTTCTGAAATACCTTCTCTATGAGAATGTTCTATTACTAGTTGTCTGGTTGTTTTACCTTCTAACTGTTTTGAGTATAAACGTTGGCAACGAGCTTCTATTACTGCTCTTGAATTTGTACCACCTGTATATTTTTGTACACGAGGTTTACGTTGAGGAGCAGGTAGGTCGTAATTTAAGTTGTTAATGAAAGATTCAGCCACAGACTTAGTCTTTGAGGGGGTTAATATTCTGATGATAGCCTTAAAAGTATGAAATGCGAAAGAAAATGAGTAATATTATGAAAAAAAGGATGATATGAGCTTGAATGAGATCAGTTTAAGGTATGCACAGGGGGAGGTGTTTAATAGTGAGAAAAGATTTCGGGTGCTGGTTGCTGGAAGAAGGTTTGGGAAGTCATATTTATCCTGTATCGAGTTGCTTAGAGGAGCAATCGATAGACCTGGGGAGGTTTATTTCTATTGTGCTCCTACTTATCGTATGGCAAAGGATATTGCATGGAAAGAATTAAAGAGATTAACACCTAAAACATGGATAAAAGCTAAAAATGAGACAGATTTAAGAATTGATTTGATAAATGGGTCAAGTATTGAGTTAAAAGGTACTGAAAATGCAATGGCATTAAGGGGTAGGAGTTTAGCAGGGGTTGTATTGGATGAAGCAGCGTTTATGGAAAGGGATGTGTGGGCGGAAGTTATTAGACCTGCGTTGGCTGATAAACAGGGGTGGGCTTTGTTTATTAGTACACCTGATGGAACTGCTAGTTGGTTTTATGATATGTGGTGTTTTTGTGGTGAACAGGAATGGGATGATTGGCAGAGGTGGAGTTTTACAACAATTGAAGGGGGTAATGTAAAAAAAGAAGAAGTTGAAGCAGCAAGAGGACAACTAGACCCAAGAACATTCAGACAGGAATTTGAAGCTAGTTTTGAAAATCTTACTGGTCTTGTTGCTGTTAGTTTCAGTGATGAGAATATTGATAAGGAAGTAGCTGATTTACATATGCTTCCCCTGTTATTGGGATTGGATTTTAACGTTGACCCTATGGCAGGGATTTGTGCTGTAAAACACAATAATACATTATATGTCTTCGATGA